CGTCGGCTGGCTCTGCATCCACGTCTGCGCTGCTCTCCGCCATCCTAGCTATGATTGGGTCATCGTCCGGGGCGGCCTCGAATTCAGCCATGCTCTCTGCGGTGAAGGCCCTCATGGGCGGCTCCTCCGGAGTCGCTGGTGTGTCCGCATGGCTTTCGGCCGTGGCGACGCTTGTGGGTATGTCCGCAGGGGCTGGCCAGGCAACCGGGGGCCTCTCGGCCAACCGCTCCCTCGCGGGAGCGTCCGCGGGCGCCGGGCAGGCGACTGCTCTGCTCTCGGCGCTTCGGGCGCTTGTCGGCTCGAGCACCGGATCCACCATCACTGACGCTATCCTGGAATTGGTCGGCGGGGGGATAACCTACCTGGAGTTGATCGGGTCGAGTGCGGGACAGGCCAGCACACATGCGGACCTCTCGCGTCTCGCATCTCTGGCCGGCGAGTCTGCGGGTCAGGCGAATGCGTCTGCGTACCTCTCCATGCTCGCCATGCTGGCCGGGGCGTCAGAGGGCAGGGCGGCCGCAACCGGCTCCCTGGCGAATCTGATTGCCCTGCGCGGCGGATCGATCGGGGCATCCCTTACCTCAGCCGAGCTCTCCGCGCTGCAGCACCTGATCGGGAGTGTGCAGGGGCAGACTGCTATCGCCTCCCTCCTGGACCTCCGGGACATCGCCGGGCTGCTCGTGGTCGCCTCCCCGATGGAGACGATCGTGGATGTCGCAAGCCCTCAGGCTTGGGTCGTGACGCCATCGAATGAGTTTGCCTGGACCGTAACGTCTCACGAGACGGCGGCATACGTTGAGGCCCTAACGGAGTACGTCGGGGAGTTCGTCGAATGAGTGCCTACGAGCAGGGGCAGGTCGTGAGAGCGACCGGAACATTCAAGGATGCGGCCGGGAATCTGGTCGATCCATCCGTCGTGAAGTTCCGTGTGCGGACGCCAGCCGCTGTTGTGACCGAGTACATCTATGGCGTCGCCGGAGATCTTGTGAAGGACTCGACTGGCGTCTATCACTTCGATGTGGTTCTGAGCGCGCCGGGCCTGTGGAAGTACCGATGGGTCTCCACCGGAATTGGCGCGGCGGCGAAGGTCGTGAGCCTGGACGTTGCAGAGGCGGAGTTCTGATGGATCGTCTCGAAGTCAGGCTTCAGGCGCGGGAGTTGGTCGGCCAGGCGGTAGATGTCCTGGCGGCCCGCGGTGTCGCCTTGCCCGATGCACTCAAGCGCCGGGATCCACGCGAGCCCAGGCGGCGCGAGAAGGAAGCGGCCGAGGACAGGCTGACGCGCTGGGTGCTTCGCCATTGGTCAAGGCAGCGCAGGCACGTCCGGGAGGTCCTCGAGACGCAGGCGATGAAGCAGGCAACCCTATCCGATCCGCTGGGCGATGTGGACGAGGACGATCTTGTGTCTCTCCAGATGATCCTTCGGGATGGCGCAGCCGGGGGCGTCGAGCTCTTCGCTGCGGCGACCAACCTGGGCTTCGAGTTCACATCATCCAAGACCCGGGCATACGACTGGGCATTGGATCATTCGTCACGGTTCCTGCAGACCCTTGACGCGACCAGCCAACGGGCAGTGCGCAAGCTCGTCTCGCAGTTCATTGCCACGCCGGGCATGACGATTGCGGATGTGATGGAGCTCCTGCCCTTCAACGAGGAGCGCGCGCTGAGGGTTGCCGTTACGGAGATCACCGGGGCCTACGCGCAGGGCCAGATACTTGCCGGTCAGGACCTGAGAACGGAGTTTCCCGGCGTGAAAGTGGTCGTCTACTGGTTCACGAACAACGACGAGCGTGTGTGCGAGATCTGCTCGGAGTTGGACGGCGAGAGGGTCGAGTTGGGCAATCTGTTCCCAAGCAGCATCATCGGCGGAGTTGAGAAGCCGCCCGCGCATGTGAATTGTCGGTGCTGGTGCGACACGACGACGGAGATCGCATGACCGACCAAATGGTGTCCATCCAGATCATTGGGGACGACCGCTTGGAGAAGGCGTTCAACCGTTTCCCGAAAGAGGCGTGGCGCCACTGGAAGGCCGCGGCGAAGGAATCGGGGTCTCTGGTCATTCGGCAGAGGGGCCTCAAGGCATACCCGCCCTCCGGCCCGGGCAACAAGCCGCCGACGCCCTACTACGTCCGAGGGATCGGGACGCAATACGCCTCCCGCAACCTCGGGAACTCGGAGCGGTATGGCTCTCGGTTCGAGGTCAAGCCCGAGCCCTACGGAGCGCGGATCACGAATGACACCAGCTACGCCCAGCACCTCGGGGGCGAGAAGCAGGCATACCGGATGAAGGACATTGGGTGGCGGAAGTTGATTGACGTGGCGCACGAGTTGCGCGGCAACATCTACGTCATCTATCAGATGTGGACCGACAAGCTCCTGAAGTCTGTCGGTCTGTGAGGTGAGGAATGCCGTACATCATCGTTGACAAGGGCGAGGCCGCAGGGGAAGAGCGGTTCTGCGTCTACAAGAAGGACCCCGAGGGCAAGCCGATGGGCGATCCTTTGGGGATGCACCCGACCGAGGAAGAGGCGCAGGCACAGGTAGCCGCGCTGTATGCCGCGGAAGAGGACGAAGAGAAGCCGAAGGGGCCCGTGCCGGAGCAGCTCAAGGCCGTCAAGGCTCTCGGAGACTACGAGCTCGAGGTCCTTGGCGTTCCGTTCGGTGGGCCGAATGGCGGCAAGGACTCGGACGGCGAGTTTTTCGACGCCGCCTCGAAGCTGCACCTGGATCAGTTCCCGACGCCGATCGTGACGTACTACCACGGCCTGGACGCAAAGGGCAAGCCGCAAGGTGACCCCGAGACCATCGCCAAGGCCGAGGTCAAACGAGTGGACAAGCGCGGCGTGTGGTACCGCGTGCTGTTGGACAAGGCGACCGACATAGCGAAGAACCTGTGGGAGGCGGCGAAGAACGGATTGCTCTTTGCCTCCTCGGGGTCTGTCGCGCACTTGGTGAGGGTGGCGAAGGACGGCCACATCGAGAACTGGCCCGTTGCGGAGCTTGCCCTCATCGACGCAGATGGCAAACGGCAGCCGGCGAACAAGTTCGCCGTGGCGCTGCCGGCCATGAAGTCAACGTATCAACGGGGTGGTCAAGACCTCCCCGAGATCGAAGCCGAAGCGACTGAGGCCGCGGCAAAGGGCGCTGAGACGCCGAAGCCCGAGGCGGTTGCCAAGGCAGAGGTCAAGCCGATTCTAGAACGAGGTGCTGACATGGACGATAAAGAAATCAAGGGCGTCGTTGACGGTGCCGTGAAGGCGGCGCTGGCGGACGATGCTGCGACCCGGAAGGCCGAGGCCGAGGCTGAGGCCAAGCGCAAGGTCGAGTTCGACGCCGCGGTGGCTGCCGAGGCGAAGAAAATCACCGATGCCGAGGCCGCGAAGTCGCGGCGTCTGCCCGGTGGAATGCCGACCGTGCTGAAGTTCGCCGACCACGCGTACGACGGCTTGGACGCCAGCGATATGGCGGTTCTGGCCGGTGTGCTGGCCTCGGCCAAGAAGCCGGTCAGCGAGACCGCGATGAAGTCCCTCGCCGCCAAGCTCGAGGAAGACAAGTCGGGCGTCGGCGAGATGGGCCGCCAGGCGATGAAGGCTCTTGGCCTGAAGGCCAACGAGCTCGACTACTCGACCGCGCAGTACTACGGTGACGAGTGGGTCGGCATCGCCTACTCCCAGGCGATCTGGGAAGCGATCCGAACGCAGACATTCGTCGCCTCCAAGCTCCCGACGGTCGAGGTCCCGCAGGGCATGGAGTCGATCTACCTGCCCCTGGAGGGCACGGACCCCGTGTTCTTCAAGGTGGCGGAAGCGTCGACCTACGACTCGACCCTGAAGATCCCGGCAGCGACGATCACCAACTCGCCGCTCGGAACCGGGACGACCCGGCCTCTACTGGCGCTGGCCAAGCTGGGCGCTCGGGTGATCTACTCGGGCGAGATGGAAGAGAGCTCCCTGATCCCGTGGGTTGCACAGCTGCGGAAGCAGCTTGTGGTAGCGGGCGCGGAGTACCTGGAGTCGGCGATCATCGATGGCGACACCGACACCACCGCCTCGACGAACATCAACGACATCGATGGGACGCCTGCCGCAACCGACTGGTTCTTGGTCTGGAATGGGTTCCGCAAGAGCCCGCTCGTGACGACTACGGGCAACAGCCGCTCGGCGGCTGGCTCGCTGGACATCACTGACTACCTGGAGACCGTGAAGCTGATGGGCTCCGGCGGAGTCAATGGGTTCGACC